CAGCTCTTGATTGAATTCAATTTTGTAATCCAATGGAACTGAGAATGCTATTTCAGTATCTTTACTCATCCTAACATCAACCACACTAGATATGATTGATACTTCACTATCATCAATCAATTTTGTGATGTTAGAATGTCTAAAGATACCACCAAACAATTGAAGGGTGTTGATATCATAATTGAGTAATGCGCTTCTGATTAAGCTAGATAATGCAGAACCGGATCTATTAGTTACATTTGGATCAAACTTAAAGGCTACTGATAACTGTATATCGATGTAATTTGGATCAAGTAAAACTGGCTCAATCGAGATTACATTTTTAGGTTTTAAATAGTTTTCTAATATATCAGCTTTCTGATCTTCTGATAAGTTTTCATTGTTATATGGTTTGATCGTAATATAAACCTTACCATACTCTGGTGGTCTATGATCTTCACCACCCCATACAGCCATAGTTTGGATGTTAGGATATTCGTTTTGTAAAATAGCTCTGTAATCATCTGGTGTTACTGCTCTATTCTGTGCAATGTACGCTCTTGGAGCATTATACTTAATACTTGATTGAGACTCTCTTCCAACACCACCATCACATGCTGAAACTGTTGTGACTATAATATCTGTGTTACCACTTATAGAGTTTAATGAAAACGTTCTTGCTCCATTAATATTATCCTGACCAACAACAATGTATCCTAAATTAATAATGTTACCTAGGTTTAGACTCCTACCAATAATACCATCACCAAATATAATCTCGTAAAATCCTTGACGACTTTCCTCCAAGTAAAAAATGTTACTTGTTGGACCAATATTTACAATGTTAGTTGATTTAGTATAAGTTACAGATTCAGTTGACTGATATGATGTAGCTACTGAAACATCAATATAGTCAGTATCCACTGTAGCATCATAGCAGTAGTATTTTTCTCTATTAGACTCGTCATAAATATACTGTCTTTGTTCCCATGTACCTTGTATAATCTTAACATCATTGAAGTACCATGTATTAGCTACAGGTGTAGCTTCCATATCTTCAGCTACAGATAACTTATGAGACTTATTATTGAATTCAGTTGTTACTATAGTACCCTTTCTAAGTATATAGATTTGTGGTATCATATCACCGTTACCATCAGGTACAGCATTCCATGAAGGTTGACCAGTTTGATCTAATTGACCATGGATAGTTATATTAACAGTTGCTGTAGCTGCTGATGTTGAACGGGGAGTGTAACCTAATAGTTTTGCGTGACTTACCACAGACTCTCTTAACTGAGCTGTGTCTAAGAAAGCCTCGTTTAATGCTAGGTTAGCATTCACAGCATTAGCATGAGTAATATATGCCATTATATCCATAATGGTATTAACTGCCGAGCCTTTATAGTTATAATCTGCTACAGCACTATCTTGAGCTTGCATAAATTCAATAAGATTAGCCTTAATCCCATCAAAATCCATATCTGCTAAATTAATTCTTCTTGCCATACGTTACCTCAATCTCTCTATCGATGTAGATATATCTACTAGTTGTTGTGATGTTAAGACTTCTATAGTTACGGTTATGCTAACTGCATTATTATCAGGCTTTGTTCTGACCTGAATATTTAAAATCCTAACTCGTGGTTCATCTCTCTCAATTGCGTGTTGAATATCATTGGATATTGCTAGCGCTGTAATATGATCTATATTCTCAAATAAGTAGGCTGATAAATTAGCACCAAACAAGGGATCAAAAACCTTTTCACCATGATTAGTTCTAAGGATATTTAAAATGCTTTGTCGTATAGCTGCTGAATCTGTCATGACTGCTACATCATATTCGATATTCGGATTAGCTTTCATAGCGAAATCTAAGTCTGAATATTCTCCGGTACGTGCTGTCGTTATATATGCCATGCTATTATTTATATGGTTTACGGCCTAGTTTTGTTTAAATCAATGCGTTTAGAATCAAGATCAATTGCATCTTTCTTAATTGTTAGTACTGATCTAGAATCTACACTATTGAAATCCAAACCATCTGAGCCACTCCACCAACCATCATCATTTCTTTCCCAAGCAAACATATGGATGTTCTCTGCAGTAGCTACTATATCACCAGTCTTACCAGCTTCCCACTTATTAGCAAACCACAAACCACCTTCAACTTCACAAGCATCTTGACTAGTCATGGATTTGTCTTCTTGGTTGCCAATATAGCATACTCCAGTCTCTTCACAACTGTCTTTATCAAGGATTGTAGATACAATACCTGTTCCAGTTACTCCATCAGCTGTTGCCAAGAATGTCTGACCCTTGACATTTGCATCAGCACCTAAAGCAGTAAAATCAGTATCACCAGGATATGTAATATTATATGTTGTACCACTCTTTATCTCTGAAGCTGGAATTGTTGCAGAATGTACTTGTGATCCAATATGGTTCATACATACATAGTCAGGAGCACCAGCAGAAATTCTAGTGTTAGTAGTTGATTCTATACTGACCTCTTCTCCGGACTGAATCTTAATATCTTTCTCTTTAGATTTAAGCCAAATGTCTTCCTTAGCTTCCATTCGAATCTCACCTTCATGAGCCACCATATAGATATTATCCCACGATTGTAGGATAATATTAGCTTCGTTGGTACGTCTCCATGTATATTTATTATCTGGAATCTCTACAGCTGCTTCTGAACACAATTGTCGACTTGTATAAGTTTCAGCACCAATTGGATCAATGTCACTATGACAGTATCCTTGAGGTTCCGTTTTAAGTGTTATATCTTTTCCTGAAGTGATTGTAGCACTCTCGGTAGTATTAATCCTAATCTCATCACCAGCTTCAATACCAACTCTACCTGCAATATTAATGCTAGCATTATCACCTGCTGTTACCCACAAACTACCATCGACCATAGCATCTAAATCACCAGCAACTGATAAATTACAATTTTCAGATACAATGATGTTGACACTTCCTTTTACTTCTATTGTATCATCACCAGCTATTAAGGTATAGTTATCTTTCTTAACTCTAGTTACTAAATTACCATTAGGTTGTATTTCATATCCCGTACCAGATTTATGTTTCAGCTGAACTCTTTCTGCACCTGGTGTATCATCAAACTCATTTGTATGTCCAGATTCAGATTCAAACACTTGGTTGTATGGATATTGGGGGGCATATGATGAACCCGGATCATATACAAAATCATTATAAATGTTATTATTATAATCAGGATTACCTGCCCCAGTTGCCCTTGCGTTTCTATCGTTAGCATTATACTTTCTAGGATACTCTTGGGTGGCGTCACAAAACCCTTTAGCTTCATCTGGTCCATTAGGCGCTGACCCAGTTGGCAATGTTCCAACAACGATAAACAATTGTTCATCTAACTTATCTGGGATTAGCAGTACCGTAGCACCTTTAGTTAAGAATGGATGGCAACCAACACCTGAGATTGATGGACTAGTAGTAGGTGTCATTACCAATTGCCAGAATAAATCTGTAGTAGGTAACTCAGATTTATCATCTGTATGAACACCAAAGATTCTAACCTTTACTCTACCACGTCTGTCCGGATCCATGTTATCTTCAACTTGACCAATGTACATATGTTGATTGATCTTTTCTTCTTGAGTATAGTTTACCCAAGCATTGTATATGCTTGCACCACCTGTTATTATATTAAATGCTGCTTGTAATGTAGTAGCCATTATTGTGTCTCCTCATCGGATACTGGGCCACCATCACGTATCATATTAATATTTTGAGTGTAGTTCATATCAGCACAGTTAATCATATGAGTAATTCCACCAACAACATATTTACCTTTATATTTTGGAGATAATAGTAATTCAGGACCACAATCTCCTTCTCCAGCTGATTTAGTTCCAATTGGAACCTCTAATGTTAATGTGTCACCTGATTTTAATGTTGGAATAGCATTGCATTCATATGCATTAATAGATACAGCTGTAGCTTTGGATCGTATAGACCTGCATTTAGATAATCCCATATTTTCTGCTTCAGTATTTCCACATAGTCTTACCTGGTCTCGAGATTCCATATTGTTAATTGTTGTTCGTTTAGCTTGTCCTAAATCACCTTGGATTGCAATCTCAGGATTCGTATTTAAGCTACTATCGTAATGTTTTTGGTGAATGTTAAATGTATCTATGTGATGCGTAGTGTTGTGGATATCAACTGTATTAATTTCTTCAACTTCAACTCCAGAATTAATTCTAGATGTCATAGCTGCATGGTCGTGCATGACAACCAGTCTCTTTGGCATACCATAAGCTGCTCCAGCTGCTTCTTCAAGAAGAGGTATAGTCGGTCTAATAGTAAGTTTAGGAGTTGAGTTCAACATGTCGTTCCATGACTGTAATATTGTAGATCCAATCTCTCCATTGTTGAGATCCATACCTTCATCTTGTTCATCTAACATTTCTTGCTGCTCTGTCTTTTTACGAGGCCCTCTATAAGCCATCTGTTCAAATAGAAATAATGGACTATGGTCTTGACCATACGACCTAAATAATATATCAAAAAGACAAGCGTATGGTGGTGCCATCGGAGCAATATATTTACCTGAATTTAGAGCAGTAGAAAATATATCTAGTTGTCCAAGTCCAGCATTTTCAAATATAGATTTAATTACTTCATCTGCAGAACCTTTAAACGCTTTCGATACTGTTGACATAGCATTGCTTAATTCATTAAATGATTTTAAATCAACTGTGTACGTTTTTTCATGTTGTATATTTTCGAAGTCAACATGGTGAACACCATCTAAATAAAACGCAGCTGCGTACGGTGTACCTCTATACACGTACTTAATGAGAACGTAGCTATTTCCTTTAATATGTAAGTCAAGGAACCCTGCAGAGTCAGTAATTTCTAACGAACCCGATAAAAATGGAGAGCCAATACTTTCATTAATGGTTACCCTATCTACTAATGATGTAATGTCTGCTGTGTTAATAAATACTTGGAATTCATCCAAGTGGGGTCCTTTAAATGGTGTGATCATAATATATTATGCCTTGCTAATTTCGTGATTAAATTCCTTTACTATATCACTTATATATTCAGGTTTTATAATTCGTATTTGTCGATTATTATCATTCATCCACTCTTCATATTCTAAATTAGATACTGGTGTCTTAGACACAGGAGTATGAGATGATACTATATTGGACGTATCCAGGTCTACATAGTGGTGGGGTGCATCATGATGATTAACTATAGAATTAGCTGTTATGTTATGTCCAGTTGTTGTATTTACTAATGTTGTTAGTTCATTATCTTTTAATGCACACTGGATCCATTTACCACCTGATAGTTTACAATCAACTGCAGAGCCTTCATATGAAGAATTCTTTGGATCTTTACAATAATAATTAGGTAGTACTTCGATATAACCTTGATTGGCATATATATTTGTAACAACTCCAACCCCAGATACAACATTGCCGGTATGAACTTCGTCTCCTATATTAAACTTAGAAGTTGTAACTCCTGATGTATTAGTTGTATACAAATCTTGGGTATTAACTAATACAGCAACTCCTGGATATTTATATGATGAATATTCAAATATTTGAGCATTAGATTTTGGCCAATCATTCCAAATATTTTTAAGATTTTTATTAATTAATAAAAATGTCCAATAATAATCTGTTGTACCATACACCCTATGTGATAGCTGTTCCATCCTTTCGCCATCATTAATTCCAACATATGAATAGAATGCTGCGTTATCTATCAGCGCGCTAGAAATTGCTACAGATGATGTTAGATTGGTTAAGGTTTGTCTAATACCATTCCCTTCAAGGTCGTAACCAATCTTTCTAAAATTCCTAAAATATCCCATTACTCAATTCCTCCAGTTATAGTTGGTTTAATTACTGCTTCTGGTTTAAACCCTTGAGCAGCTGGACCAGCCATATGACCAGCATTTTCAACATCATCTCTATAAATAGGGAATATTTCTTGAAGCTGTAAATTAAAATCGATTTCTACTGGATTGCCATCTCTATTAAAGAATGATGCTGAGTTTGGGTTATACGTTACACTTGCTTGGGTAATGTAGCATGGGTTGTATTGAGACATATCACCAGCCCCCATAAATGTAATTTGACATTGATATGGAGCTTCCATAGTTACTGCTGTAAGTCTTTTAGGTCTCATAGCAGCTCTAAACGTCTTAATAATTTGAGCTGCACTTTTACTTTCTTGACTTGAGTTGGGTAAGAATTTAAAAGTTAAATCTATAGTTCTTAATTGGGCATTTTTGAATTGTAAATATTCATTTGGATTAAAAACCTTACCGGTTAATCTCTTATGCTCATCACCAATAATGTTAGCAGCTGCTGCACCACCAGCTACTGCACCTGCAATCCACTTAGCCATGGTTGATGATCCCGTCGATGTTATACCTGCTGCTCCTGTAAGTGTTGCAGCTCCCCAATGGGATGCAGCCATTGCTGCATCATCCCAAGATACATCTCCATTGGCGACACCTTGCGTAAACGCAGCTGCTGCCCTAGATCCCGTTTCATAATGAATTGCATCAGCCACGGTAATAGCGGGAGTCATGTAAAGTGATATATTATGTTGTGGTACATATTTTAGTTTTGGTGGAGCGATCTCCAGAGTTTCTTTAGCATATGAACCTTTAACACCATCAACCACAATTGGCTCTGCAGTAATAATAGTTTCGCCGGTAGGTTGACTGGTCATCATATTTGCATCTGTTTTAGTGAGGTTTTTGAGCTCAAAACCATCTTCCATAACTGGTTTAAACAGTTGAAATGATATGTATGGAGTTATCGATGAATTGTTAGATGCTTGAGATGAATTAAATATAAACTCTCCAGCATTTTTAGAAAATATATCACCACCTTCACCTAAGTCGGATGGATATCTTAAATTTACTCCCGCACCTGGATTATTACTTTCGCCACCCCACGCACTGAAAATATCGCCAAGCCCCATAATATTATCTGCGATATGAGATAATCCATTACCTATATCTCCTAAAAATGATGCCATGTTATATTCTCCATCTACGTAAAATTGTGTATACTCTTATTTATAAATAAAAACATGACATATAAAGGTAAATGGAAACCAAAGTATCCTCACAAATATAAAGGTGATATTACTAAGATAACCTACCGTTCATTGTGGGAAAGGAATACTTTTAGGTGGATCGAAAAGCAATCATGGGTAAGATGGTGGAACTCTGAAGAGACCATTATACCATACATCTGTTCAACAGACAACAAGCCTCATAGATATTTTATTGATTTAACTGTTAAGACTACTGATGGTAAGACCGTTCTTATTGAAATTAAACCAGCACATCAAACTAAACCACCCAAGAAAAAGAACCTTAGGGAAGGCCTAGCATATATGAAGAACACTTCGAAGTGGAAGTATGCTAAGAGATACTGTGATGATAGAGGTTGGAAGTTCGAAATATGGACTGAAAATACGTTAGAAGGATTTGGTATTAAGACATTGATGAATAAGAAGAAAAAGAAGCCCCGTAAATCATTCAAACGAACTAAGAAAAAGATATAAATAAGTGTATGGCACAATCACTATTCGACAAATTAGAAGCAGAAGCATATAGAAAAGGATTCGCAAAGAGATCCAAAGAAGCTCGTAAATGGTTTTTACAAAAGACCAAAGACATGAGTAATATCAATATGCATAAGATGCTTAAAGACAAACGTCTTGTAAAGAGGCAGAGGCCACGTGTCGGTGATATGTTTATGTATGCGTACGATCCGAAGCATAGATTGACCTTACCATATTATGATAGATTCCCATTAACTATTATGG